AAATGCTTCGGGATTATGCTTATAGGCAACATAGGCATCCATCATAGCCGCCACGGCATCGATCTTCTGGTCAGATCGCCTCTTCAGCAGCTTGCGGTTGCCATTGGTGTCCTCCATGGTGATGCAGTTTCCCATGGAAAAGGTAATCAGATCTTCGTCAAAGAGCAGCATCCGCTCTCCAGCCAGTTTCTTCAGTTCTCCCAACGGGACGGACTCCGTTCTCGCACCCTGCCGGACCACCTCAACCCCAAATGGACCATTCTCATTGACCCACCGATCCACAAATTCCTTTGCGTTGTAGGGGTCGTAGCCAAAGCAGCGCACATCGTAGCCGCAGTTGATGATGTAGTCATCCAAATCCTCATAGACCTGCATCATATCGAGAACAGTTCCCTCCATGACGATCAAGCTGCCCTCTGCCATGAAGTCCTCATACTTAACCCGCATGGCCGCGGGAAGTTTATGGAGTGTCAGAGAAGTGATGTAGTTTCGGGTCTTAACGCCAAAAGCGCCATCCCGAAGAGGAAAGAGGAAGGTGAAGGAACAGAAGTCGTCACCTTGGGAAAGGTCGGCGCCCATAGAACAGGGCATTTGCCAGAATCTTTGCCGGCGATGGGGTAAGGTCTCCTCATAGGTAAAGTAATAGGTGTATCCCTCCATGGGAAGTCCAAATCGCTTTGCCAGCATATCATTCCGTGTGGCAGGCGCCGTTTCCGCCCGGTCCACATCTTTCTGGTAGGTCTCGTAGGTCACGGTCTTCCCAAGATTTGGATTAGCCTTGGGCCACATGTCGGGATAAGCCACTTCCTCGACAGAGTCCAGCTTATACCACCAGATAGAAACATGTTCCTGCGGAGGGCCGATGCCCTGGAGAATGTTCATCAACTCCATTTTGATGGTATCACCGGCGCCGTTTCGGACCGTTCCTTCTGAACTGGTTGCTATGATAAGGTAATCATCCAACTTGGAGGCACCCTGTTCGATTGCGCCGATAACGTCTTCCCGGGCGTCGGCAGAGGACAGCCACTCGTCCACGGTGGCCACCTTGCAGCGAAGTCCCTGGAGCTTGTCCACCGACATGGGGCGGATCTCAATTAGAGAGCCAGAGATGAAGTTCTCGATGCCCTTCTTGGTGGAGGCCAGTTTCACCCGATTAGCTCTGGAGCCGGTGGTATTCTGCAAAGAACCCTCGGTCATAAACTGAAAAACCGGTCCTCTTGCCCGCGTGATAGCGGTCTTGATGGGGTTGACGATCTCCTCAGCCTGCTTCATCGTGGGAGCCGTAGTTATTTGGTGGGTGGTGGAGCCATCCACAACACAGAAGTAAGCCTGAATACAGGAATCATACAGCGACTTCGCCGCGCCTCTTCCTACGATCAGGTATTGCTTCTTAGTCAGGCGCTGCTTAATTCGCTTAGTGACATAGCGACCGCCTCTACCATCCGGATTCGGAACATAGACGGAACGGTCATCGAAATAGTACCAGCCAAACACCTGCTCTCCCCATAACTTAAAGGTATCCAGAAGATGGAGATCGGAGCCGTCGGTCAGGGTGAGTTCATTCTCACAAAACTCGATCCACCCCTCAACCGCCCTGTCATCATAGTAGTAACTGGGGGACTCGATCAGTCTGTCGATTCGGTACATCTCCATGGCAACCTCTTTGCAGACCGGGATATCCCCGCGGATGACCGCGTCTCGGAATGCACCATAGTAGCGAGGGACGGCGGTGTTGGATAGCATCTGTTCACCAACCTCCCGTTATAGCCCCAGCGCTTTTCGTCCAACAAGAACCAAAGTGGAAAACTTCTGTTCGCTCACCTTAGTTCGATAGACGTCTTTGGGGATAACCTGCTCCATATCAAACACGATGATAGGGGATTTGGCCTTGAACCCGCCATAGATAGCGTCATTCGTGTCAAGAAGTGCACCGTATCCGGCTTTCTTACACTCATTGAAGAATTTGGTTCGCTGGGTATAGACGTCATGACCCTTCCAACTATCGCCTTGACCGTCATACGGAATAACACAATTGAACATCCGATAGACCGTCTGAAGATCGTCGGCCGAAGGAGTATAATCCGGGTCCTTCATCTTGTTCAGAACCACGGCAGCTTCCCGATAACCTTTGAACTTATACTTGTCATTCACGAAATAACTTTGCATACGATCTTTATCCGTAACAAAGTTGTAGAAGTCCCGGTCCTTCTTATAGAGGTCCATGAAAATCTTGGCACCGGAATCTTCGCTGGCTACCTTCAAATCGGTTTTAAGCGAATTGTCAATCCGGTACTTCATGAATGAGCCGGTTCCGATCTGCTTGCCATCCTTGTCGTAGACCGGCTGAGGAATCGGCCGGTTGAACAGAGCATTATACTGATGCTTGTCCAAAGAATTATGGGTAGCGTAAAACATATCGGTGTTCTTGGTTCGGTCCTTGTCATAGGACAGGGTGCTCAGCGTGGTTTTATCGGCATTCAACACCTCGTCAAAGTGCTTTTTGTTGTAGATGCTGTTGCCGCTTTTTCGTTTATTGCTGATAGCCTTTCGCT